CAAACTCCTTGTAAACACTCGTCATCTTCGAGTTCATGGTTTCCTTTTATCTCATCTAGGTCTACAGGAGTAAGTTGTGCCACATATTCCTCGTAAACTTTAGGAGATACTACTTCTTGGGGGAGGTAGGAGTAAACTTCTTGAGTATCAACAAGGGGAAGAAAGCTAACACCAACGTAAGAAGACCAATTAGTTTTGAGCCAATCAACAATACATGGGATTTCATCTGCTTTGTAAGTAACCGTAATCGAGCAGTTCTGCTCAACGTAAGCATCCATAAGAAGTTTGTATCTCTCAAGTTGGCTAACAGCCGTTTCGTAACTAACATAAAGTTCCTCCTGGGAATTAACGTCTCTGCTAAACCTGATATTGTCCCACTTGACAGGGAAAGTAACGATAACATTATGTTCATCTACAGGATTTGTTACAGTATGATACCCTGCTTCTCTTAGTCTTGGAAGAAGAGGATCATTAACAGAGAAGTTAACATTATTAAATATATATTTTCCTATGGGTTTATGACATCCCTCAGTAGTATCCATAATCTTACTGAGTGTACCAGAAGGTTTAATGGTAGTAACATTCTTAGGTCTTTGAGTTCCTAGCTCATCAGCCATAGAGTAAGCTCCATGTACTGCGAGATTCTTCAGTCTTTTATAGTCATAGTAAGAGAGGTCTTCACGGCTGGCGATTCCTGTAAGTCCCACTCCACAAAGTCTGAGGTACTCATTGTTTTCATGCCACGTTCTCTGGAGTATTCCATCATCAAGAGTAACAAGGGTTTGCCTATAGTTTGCTCTAGCGATGAGGAAGATAGCTCTTTCCAATCCTCCAGAGTCTTCTCTAAATTTGGATAGATCAACTTCGGACAAGTTACAGAAACTCTTATTTCCAAGAAGGATTTCGGCACATGGGTTGACCCCTGTAAACCAAGGTGCTCTTCTTCTAGCTTCCTTTCCATTAATGACTCCAGGCTCTGATCCACCTGATTCTTTAATGATTTTAAAGACTTCTTCGAGTTCTTCATGAGTAGGTTCTTCCCAAAAAACTATAGAGTTATTAGATTGACTACGATGAGGAGTATCTGAAAGATTATCTTTAGCTCTAGCAAACTGTTTCCACTCAGGAGTATTATGATATACCAAGGCTATCTCAGCGGATCTTCTACTACTTAGTACAGTCCCTAACCAATTCATTACATCCAGGATGTCCATTTTGGACAAGAGCTGTCCCGATTTCTTATTTAAAATTTGAACGATAGCTGAGTATGCTTTAGAGATGGGTCCATCCCCTGAACTGATCCATCCATACCCACTGAGTCGTAGTCCCGCTGGTCTGAGCTGCGTGAGATCGAGCACGAGCTTTGTAGCTTTCCCTTTGAAAGCCAGAAGCTTGCCGATACTCTTTGCCCATGCTTCAGCGGAGTCACCAACTGTAATAGTCCAAACCCTTGTATCGAGATCAAAAGATTCTCGACTTTCTTCATGTCCTCCCTTTTTAGTACGTTTACTCCTAATAATTTCAATGTCTTCAAGGGGTTTGGTAAAGCCTGATAATGTTCCGACAACAGGTGTGAACCCAACTCCACACCCTTGTAACAAGAGCCACAAAGAGTCAACAACATCGTGAATAGTCTCCACCTTTAAATGAGCACAATTAAACTGACTAGCTTCTCTCTTCTTGGCTACATCAGTTCCACCTAACCATAAGGTTCTGCCTGATACCATTACCTTACGTTCTAACAAGAGTTGTCTTAACTCTTTCAACTCTGGTCCTATCCCAAGCTCAGTACCAGCAGCTCTATTCCAAAGCCAGTTCTGATGGTCTATCACCCTGTCTATAGTTTGTTCCCAAGTCTCATAGACTTCATCCTTGTCATCTAAGGGTCTGTTATAAGTTCTCCTTGTGATGACTTGTGCTCTGACCGAAGGTTTGTTCATACACACTCCTCTAGGACAGGTGGTTTATAATGTTTTCCTTTTAATACTTTCCCGTGTTCACATTTAGTAAAGGGATACTTACTCATGTTAGCTTTGTGTACCAGATTATAAGCCTTATCAAAATCCATTCCAAAAGAAACAGCAGTTCCTTTGATAACATAAACCACATCACACATTTCCTTCAAGAAATCTTGGAGTAATACATAAAGTTCTCCCTGATCTATATTTCCTTCCAACCTAAAACCAGCCTCAGCTAATTCTTTTACCTCTTCAAGTATTAACTTCATTCTAAACTCAAGCAACTCTTTACTAAATGGTTGATTGATAGCTAGTTCCATCTTCTCGTGAAACTTTTTAACCTTTTGCATTATACTGCACCTCTTTAATCATTTCTAAATAACGTATTGCCTTATTAATATCCTCAACTCCACCCTTCATATCATGCCTCATCACATACTTTATCACATTACCCTCAGCATAAGGAATTCTATTTCTCATAATAAAACTGACAGGCTCAACATCCCACCTTGCATAATGTGGTGGAGACACAGCTTCTTTAATCATATTATAACCTTTTACATTTTTTTTGAAGGACTCCATAATTTAATCTCCTCTTTTTCCAAATTATAATCTTGAGTTCGTAAAATTCTAGCAACCCTAGCTTGAGTTAAAGCATGATCTTCAGTCAATCCTGCTTTTGCATAAGCATCTATAATGGTCTGCCACTTAACCCCTTTAGTTAGAAGGAGTTCTGTAGCTTTCTTTGGACCTATTCCTGGACACCCCTTGTAATTATCTACCGAATCCCCTGTTAAAGTCTGAAAGAAAAACATATGATCAGCCGTCTTCTCATCTACAATCTCAGTAATTTCTGAATCCATATTATAATACTCACAAGGAATCGTAAGCATATCCTTATCAATAGAAATAATTATATTTCTGTTAAACTTTTTATCAGTAGCAAGGATACCTAAGACATCATCAGCTTCTAACATGGGTTGAGTCTTAGTTACATAATGTTCTTTAAGATAAGTCTCCAGATGATTATATCCTAGAGGCTTTTTCTTATCTTTTCGGTTTAACTTATAATCTGGAAAAATTTTTCGCCTAAAATTATTTCCTCTATCGGAAAAACAAATAACAGTAGTAACTTCTTTTCCCTCTCCTAGTTTCTCCTGCCAATCCTGAATCATTAGATTAGCCTGAGCTGCTAATGCTTCTGTACTAGTAGCTGTTGTTAAGATACCATCATCCCAATGTACTACTGTCTGTACTGCCCAACACGCTTTGTATATAAGTATGTCTCCATCTATCAATAGTCTCAAAGTACCCATAATAATCTCCCTTCTTTAAATGTTCTTGGTAGTGACACTCATCACATAAATATATACACTTGAAAAGTTCGGGTAAACTTTTTCTAAAAGATTCTGTCCACGATAGTCTTGATATTTTATCTCGTTTTTCTTCAGAATTCTCATGGTGAAAATTCAATGCTCTTTTAGTATTAACTGTACCACACTGCTCACACCTGAAATTTTTAAACAAAACAAATAGGTACATTCTACAATGTCTGGAATATGCCCTGTACTTAGCAACATCATAATGAGTGTAAGGATTTTTTGATAATAAAAACTTATAAAAACCGTTACAAAAAGCTACTAGTTTGTCAAATGTATCAATGTGTTTCAGCCCAATTTCTTCCAATTTTAGACGTTCCACTAAGAGGGCATCCAAATTCGTAGTATTCTCCAGCCCTTTTAATGGCTGATTCCGCTTGGGGTCCAATAAATCTTTTGGCATACCTCTCCTTACATTCAATTTGAAACTCATCGTGAATATTAGCTACAAATTCATAATCTTCAGGAGCATTAAAACCTAAAAATTTAAGCCTTTCATCCAAAAGAACTAAAGCTTTCTTCATAAGCACAGCTCCAGCACTTTGAAGTAAGGTGTTTAAAGCAGAATGTTCTGAACGTACATGGAGTCTCCTCCCGTCCAAACCGATAAGGTGTCCTCTCCTGCGGTAAACTTGCTTGACAGCTTCAGTTAATTTAAGTAAGCCATCAACACCGTTCAATAACTTCATCCTAGCTTGTTTACCACCACGAATATTAGTCCCTAAGATCTTACCTAACTTTTCATTTCCTGCTCCATAAATAAAAGCATAGAAAAATGTCTTTGCAGTATCTCGTGACTCTAATCCCACTAGTTTTTGATTGATAGAATGAATGTCAGTTCCATCTTTTGAGTTTCCTTCAACAGCAGCAGTAGCATATTTGCCATTATCATATCTTTTTAAGTATCCTGCCAAAGCTCTAAGCTCTAGGCCGTCAGCATCACAACCAACTAACACCTTATTCTTAGAAGCCTTGAACAATTCTCTACACTCTTTGCCAAAAGGACTGTAAACAGCAGGAACTTGAGCTATATTAGGATAAGAATGAGTACATCTACCAGTAACAGCTCCATTAGTGTTTACATTTCCAAAGATTCTCCCCTCTTTCTCCAGTTTCAACCAAGCATTGTCACCTTCAGCTAATTGAGATATTCTTTTAGACAACAAGAAATGATTAAACAACTCATCACAACCTGGATAGGGAAGAGACTTTAAA